AGATAGACGTTCGACATGTCGTTGCGCGGCACGATCCACCAACGCTTCATGTAGTTTTCGCCGATGACAAAATCCGGCTGGCGCACTTGCATAATGCCGCGCGCCCACGCTTGCATGTCCTCAATCGACGCTGTGTATGTTCCGCTCATAGCCACTCACCTCCATAGCCCCCGGCACACCCGCCAGGAACGCATATAATTGCTCACGTGAATCAAATGCATAATATCGCCAACCCGCCTCGCCCGCGACACTGAAGGCGTGCACCACGCGCGTCGGCCGTGCGGCTGGGCTCAGCGGTGCGCGCCCGTAGGCAGCGGGGTTGTGACGCTTGCAGTATCTGCGCCATAGGGTCCAATCATGCGCCACGGTGGTAACCGACGGGGGTTATTAGCCCCCGCCGTCCCCTGCTATTGAATAAAGCCCTGCGCCCGCAAGGTTTCTTCGGTCCAGCCCTTGGCGATAAACGCCTCATAAGGAGCGCCGTTCGCCTTGGCGGTCATCACCGGCCCAGCGCCGGGAGGCGGCGGCAGGTGCGCGTCATACGGCGCGGGCGGTGCGCTGGGCAGCGGTGCGTCGGCGGGTGCCTGCGGTGTGGCCGTTGCGCCGACCGGCAGTGCGGGCGGTGCCGCGCCGAGTGCTTCGTCCGCATCGCGTCCGGTGATGATGCGCTGACCCTTGCCGACAAAGCCGACCATATCGACGTTGCGGTACATTCCAGGCGAGTCCGTCGACCCGTTCGTAACGGTGCTGCCTCCGATGATGACATAATCGCCGCAATCCAGACCGTCCGGCGTCATATCGACCCAGCGCGTTCCGTCGTGGCGCTTGAGCGGCGGCGTGTCGCCGGTCGCGCGGCTGTAGCTGACGACCCAGTGGCCCGCATATCCGTCCCGCTCGCACGGCTTCTTGCCCTTCTTGTTCGGCACCTGCGAGTCGCCATCGGTGATCTTGTCGGCAAAGTCGGCGCGCAGGGGCATTCCGTCGGGACCGTGGAACGCGGGCCACGCTGCCTTGTCGGCGGCGCGGAGCAGCGCGAGGAACGGTGCGGTGGCCGGGTCGGACTTGGCATAAGCAACGCCAAAATCGCACGACATAAGCGGACTGCCGTCCTTCTTCGTGCGCGGCGCCCCCGTCTTCTGGTCGGTCTTCTGGCGCAGCTTCGTCGGGTCGCCCCATACGAGCCGTCCGGTTGGTGCGGTGAATTGAGTCATTCTGTTACTCCATGCATTTGAGCGGTATTGCTCGGTTAATTATGGGCGGACCGGTGTCGCGCGAACTGACCGGCTAGATATTCCTTGCGGGCGGCGCGCATCTCCGATTGCAAAGCGCCACCGTCTCGAGCGGACAGAGCACGCGCCGCGTCGATAGCGCCCTGATCGGCCTCAACAGCCGCTGCGCGATCAACTTCAGCAATCTCAGCGGTTAGAAACCCGCCGCCCCGGTTCAACGATTCGACGATAAAACTCGCCACATTGAAGCTATCGGTGCGGGCGACGGATGCCCCGATTCGGTCGACGACCGTATATGCGTCGCATGACCGATTGATAAAATAGAAAGGCCCGCGAGCGGCTAATTCCAGTTTTGCGGCGTCAAGCGTGCTCTGCGTCATGTCGGCATATCTCCCAGTCTCTGCTCAGCGGGTCGCTCCGGCTCAAGCCGCACACCCGCGTAAGGTCTCGAAGCGTAGGCATCTATGACGGCGGCGTCAACCAGTTTCTTCGCTTGTGTCGGCGTGATTGGTTTAGTCGGTGCGGCGAGCGATACGCCCAGCGCATCGCCCAGCGCCAGCACCGCATCGTCCGGTTCGTTCCAGGCGAGCCGTCCATACTTCGGCTCCTTCGCCCATCCGGTGACGCGCGGCAGTGACGCGGCAACCGCCTCGAGCGCCGTCTGTCGATCTTTCAGGATGCGGAGCGCGCGTGTTATATGCGTCATCTCCGCGCCAACCGTGTCGGGCGTTACGGGGCCGCTCTGTTGCGTGTCGGCATAGTCGAGCGCCGCGCCTTGCATCTTGCGGGCCGCTTCGCAGTGGAGCAACGCGCTACAGTAGCGGCACCACGCGCCGGTCTTGGCGAGCGTGCCGGGGCGCAGGGCCAGTTCGGCGGCTTCGCGGAACCGGGGGAGCCAGATGTCGGCTAAGGTGCGGCCCGATACGTTGCAATGGCGGATGGGTGACTCTGCGCCGTAATAGCGCGGCTGGACGATTGTTAGTGTGATGCTCCAGTGGCGCCAGTCCGCCGGCGCGACTAGCAACTCGTGCAGCGCACCCATCGCATAGAGCAACAATTGCGGGTTGTGCCAGTGATCGACATAGCCGTGGCCATATTTATAGTCGATCACCTCCACCGTTCGGGCGTCTTCGTCATAGCGCACCGCATCGGGCGTTCCGAAGCACTCGGCATGAACCATCGGCATATGCAGCCGTTGCTCGACCCATTGCGCGCCGTCCGCAGCGTCGCGGAACAGCCGCGCATGGTCGATCATCTCCTGCGTGATGGGCACGCCGTTCGGTGCGATCGGTCCCGGCGCTTGCTCAGTCGCGGCGTAGTGGGCCGCTTCCCCCTCGCGCGCCGCTTCGCCGTCATCGTCGCCCGGATGCTTCTCCTGCATCTGGATCGACGCGGGGCAGCGGTCCGGTCCCCATTGTTCGGCGCTGCTGGGGGCTAGGCGGGCGTGTTGGCCGCTCATGGCCGATACCCGTGCGGATCGACAAGCCCGACGCTCTGCAATTCGTCGGTCGAGCGGAGATAGGCTTTCAAGCCGTCGTCGGAGAGAGTGTAGCCGCCGCCATTTGGCGTGCTGACCAACCAGCCGTGATGGACCAGGCGGGTGAAAGTCGCCAAGTCCGGCTGACTGACCGGCAGGACCAATTCAACGTAGTCGTCGGTGTAGCGCAGTTTGGCGCCGCTCGCGAGATGGCCGACCGTTTCAGCGAAGTTGTCCATCATCCCTCTCCTTCGCCCAACCGCTCACGGATCAGACCCGCCACTCGCTCGTTATGGAACACGGCGCTCGAAACCCGCGCGAGCCATTCGTCCGTTGCGGTGTCGAGGTCGCGGCGCACCTTGATTTGCAGCTTCATGTCCTCGATGGCGCACTCGCACTCATCGAGCATATCGGCCAGCGTGTCGCGGTCGGTGCAGTTGTGCACCTCTTCGTCTGTTATGCGCACGTCAGAGCACCTTCGCGATGGCGGCGCGCTGCTCGTCGATCCATTCCGTAACGGTCCGATGGTTTGAGCCGTCGCGGATATAGCTGTGCGCCCCGACGTGATGCTTCAGATACGATAGCGCCTGTTCGGCCGATCGCAGCGAACGGTTGAGGGTGTCAATGCGCTCCAGCGCGGTCGCCATATTGGATTTAGCGTTGCTCATCGCGAGCACGGCTTGCTTTTCGCGCTCAATCTGCGCTTCGGTCTTGTCGCTCATCTCGTCTCACTCCATTAAATTAGCGGGCGCGATCGTCTATCGTCATTTAAGCACCGCGGACAGCACGCGGGGCCCCGCTACTCCGTTACCCAAGCAGCGCGATAAACGCCGCGATATGCTCCGCATTGGCGGGCTTAGCGAGATCGACCACGCTGCTCAGGCCGAGCGCCTGTGCCGCCTCGCTAACCTGCACCTGCGTCAGCGTTCCTTCGCGCTGGCGGGTTGTGACGATTGCCATGGCGTCCTTGAAGGTCGGAGCATCGGCAGGGGTGGGGGCCGCCGGTGCGTCGGGGATAATACCACCCGCTGCCTCTGCAACGGGGGCAGGAGGCAAAGGGATTTCAGACGCACCCCCGGCATCGGCCGCCCCAGACGCCGTGGCGACAGGTTCGTCGGTGGGGGCGTTTGGGACCGCGTCGCTGCCGGCCAGTTCCGCTTCGACCGTTTCGACCAGCGCCTTGTCGACGCCGCGCTTGTTGCGCCACGAGCCATCCGCGTTGGTCGCCTTCGTGCCGGCGTGGATGCGTTCGTCCCACGGGAGGCCGCGCGAGTCGACATCCGGGGCGCCTTCGGGGTTGGGGAGTGAGGCATACTGGTCGGGCGCGGGCGGGTCGATGTCTTGGCCCATCGTGCCTACGTCGGCGAGGATTGGGCGGTCGTCGATATCCGTTCCAAGCGTGTCGGTGCGCCGGAGGGTTTTGTTGGCCTGGCGAACCGATTCAGCGGCCAACTGGCCGGCGGTGAGCGGGGCGGATGCGCCACCCAGCGAACCCACCAGCGCCATGAGCGCCGCCAGGTCGGCCGCGTCTTTCGTATCGAGGGAAATTTCAATTTTCATCACATGTCTCCTTGTTGACGAGGCCGTCATAAGCGGTTAGGGCGGATGGCGTCAAGGAGAATATTTAGTGAGCATCCAACTAAGACCTTATCAGGCCGATCTAGTCGGCGAAGTCTACGATGCGTGGGCGTCGGGCGCACAAAACGTGCTTATGCACTTGCCCACCGGTGGCGGTAAATCGGCGTGTTTGGCCTACGTCGTCGCGCAGCACGTCGGTGCGTCGTGCATCGTCTGTCATAGAAGCGAGCTTGTTTCGCAGCTTTCCCAAGCACTTGCGCAGTATGGCGTCGAGCACGACATCATCGCCTCCGACGCCACGCGGCGCATCGTTGCTGCGGTCCACGTTCAGCGCTTCGGCCGCTGCTATCTAAAGGTCGGCGCGCGTTGCCGGGTTGCGAGCGTTCAAACTCTTGTGCGCCGAACCGGGCTTGAATCTTGGGCCGCGACCGTAACGCTTTGGGTGGTCGACGAGCACCATCATTATGTTCGCGAAAATTCTTGGGACAAAGCCATTGGGATGTTCACGCATCCGCAAATCAAGGGTCTCGGCCCTACCGCTACCCCCAGCCGGGCGGACGGGAAGGGGTTGGGGCGGCACGCCGACGGGGTTATCGATGTGATGGTTAGCGGCCCGTCGCCGCGCTGGTTAATCGAGCAGGGATGGCTGTCGGATTATGACGTGATGTGCCCGACGAGCGATTTGCAAGTTTTGGCCGACGTGGCGGCGTCCGGGGATTGGTCCCCCAAGGCGCTGAAGGAAGCCAGCCAGAAGAGCCATATCGTCGGGGATGTCGTGGGCTCGTATCTCGAAGCGGCTCGGGGACGGCTAGGGGTGACGTTTGCGACCGACGTTGAAACCGCTACGCAGATGGCCGCGGCGTATCGTGCGGCGGGCGTGTCCGCCGAGGTTTTAACCGGTGGGACCGACGATCGGCTGCGCGCCGCAACACTGGCGAGGTTCGAAAAAAGAGAGGTTTTGCAACTGTGCGTAGTTGACATTATCTCTGAGGGGTTCGATTGTCTGAGCATGGACACCGAAATTCTCACCCCTGACGGCTTCAAATTTTTCCATGAGATTAAGGCGGGCGACCTTTGCTACTCCCTTAATCTGGAGACGAACGGGATGGAAGCGGTGCCCGTCGATGCGGTGGCGTCGCGCCCCGCTAAACCGGGCGAGCGCGTCTATACCGTCAAGAGCCAGCATATGGATATCCGCGTCACTGAAGGGCACCGGTTTTTCTACCGCTCGAAAAATGCTAAAAAACCCGGCGGGCACTCTCCCGATTGGCGAATGAAAACCGCGGCCGAATTGTTCGAATGGCAACAGCCGTTCTCCCTGCCGATTTCGGCCGAAGCGGAGTTTCCCGGCCTCCCCTTGACCGATGACGAAATTCGCCTGATCGCGTGGTATCTTACGGACGGGTGCATCCTTAAAACGACGGTGTTGTCTATAGCTCAGACCAAACCGTGGGCTATAGAAAAAATAACCGCAATTCTCGATTCGATAGGACTGGATTACAACACCCGCTTACGGCCCCCGTCCACCGCGGGCTACCCCACCCACAATTGGTCGGCCGAGTTTCGTATCCCTAAAGGGACACATAGTGGCGTTCATGCCCGCAAGGGGTGGGATTATCTCGCCAAATATTTACATAAAGAAGTTGTGCCCGAGTTGCATCAAATGGACCGGCGGCAGTTCGGCATATTTTGGGAGTCGCTTATGGACGGCGATGGGAGCCGTCAAAAGCCAAACGGCGCCGGCACGCTGACTTGCGCACGGAAGCAACAAACCGAAGCCTACGTGCAGATGGCGGTGACGCGCGGATACGCGGCGATGTATAGCACGTATAAAGCTAAATCGGGGTCGACGATTTACGCTTTGCGTGTCCGCGACAGGCAGTTTCATATGATGCAGCCGAAAGACGCGCGCGGCGCTCGCCATTGCCTCGAGCCTGCCGAACCGGGCGAGATGTTTTGGTGCGCTGAAAATCGTAACGGAACGCTCGTTACGCGGCGCGGCGGCAAGATTGCGATCCTAGGCAACTGCCCATCGATCGAAGTCATGTCGATGGCTAGGCCCACGGCTTCCTTAGGACTCTACAGCCAGCAATTCGGCCGCGGGCTCCGTCCGGTCTTTGCTCCCGGCTATCCGCTCGACACCGCCGAGCAGCGCATCGCGGCGCAACATGCGAGCGGCAAGGGGCGCAGGGTGCTGCTCATCGACCACGTGGGAAACTTCGTCCGACACCAAGGCGGCCCGGATGCACCGCGCGTCTGGACGCTCGATCGCCGCGAGCGCCGCTCCAAGGGCGCCAGCGATGCGGAGTCTTTGCGCGTCTGCACCGAATGCTTCAAGCCGTTCAAGCGCGTGATGACCGCCTGCCCGCACTGTGGCGCCGAGATACCGCCGCCCGCCGGTCGCGTTGGACCGGAGCAAGTGGACGGCGACCTGGCGCTGCTCAGCCCCGAGGTGCTCGCGGCGTTGCGGGCCGACCTGCCTGAGAGCGAGGCGGGGTATCGCGAGCGGCTCATGGCGACTGGACTGCCCGAGGTGCCACTGCGCGCTAATATGCGGCGGCATCGCGAGCGGCTCGATGCACTCGCGGCGTTGCGGCTGGAGATGGCCGTGTGGTCGGGTCGGCTGCACGCCGCGGGCATGTCGGACCGGGAGATACATAAGGCTTGGTGGCTTGCTTGGGGCGGAACGGTTTTTGACGCCCTTAGCTTGAACCGGGCGGACGCAATTGCGCTAACGGCGCGGGTGAAGGAGGCGAATGATGCGTGAGCGCCGGCCGCTATTGCTCGATTTGTTCTGTTGCGCGGGCGGTGCTGCGATGGGTTATTACCGCGCGGGCTTCGATGTCGTCGGCGTGGACATTGCGCCGCAACCGCGCTATCCGTTCACGTTCATTCAAGCGGATTGCATGACTCTCGATCCGGCGTTTATCGCTTCGTTCGATGCTGTCCATGCTTCTCCACCGTGCCAAGGCTATAGCGCTATGCGTCACGCTCCCGGAGCGAAAGGCGCACCGAGGTTAATCGCCGAAGTTCGTAAAATGCTAGTCGAAAACGGACGACCTTGGGTTATTGAAAATGTCGAAGAGGCGCGCTCCGAAATGCGCGAGCCCTTCTTGCTGTGCGGTTCGATGTTTGGGCTGACCGCCGAAGGTTGCGAATTGCGGCGGCATCGGTTGTTTGAAAGCAACGTCGAGATAATAGCCCCGCCCTGCTCGCACACCGACGGCCCGGTGGTTGGGGTTTACGGAGGCCACGCGCGCGTTCGTTCGGCCAAACATGGAGGACGCGGCACTCGCGACGTTTGGCCGAACGGGCACAAGGCCGTCGCTGCGGAGGCGATGGGAATGGATTGGGCGACATTAGCGGAGATGAGCGAAGCAATTCCACCGATCTACACTCAATTTATCGGTGAATATCTGCGGAAGCATACGGCATGACCAGTGAAGCCGCTGCCCAAGCCGCCATCCGCGAAGCCGCAGCATATATCGGCATCACGCTATTCCGAAACAACGTCGGGGGGCAGGGCGCGCTAAGGTGGGGCCTCGGCAACGATTCCGCCGCGCTCAACCGCGTGTGCAAATCCTCCGACCTCATAGGCTGGCACGAGCCCTCCGGTCGGTTCGTGTCGATCGAAGTCAAGGCGCCTGGATGGCGCGGGCCGCGCACCGACCGCGAACTCGCGCAGCAACGGTGGATCGATGCAGTGCGGCGGGCCGGTGGGATTGCCGGGTTTGCTACATGCGTGGGGGATTTGTATGCCGTAGTGGAGCAGTGCGCATGAGCAAGCGCAGCCCCGGCCACGCCCCGCGACCGCGCGACCTATGGGACACGCCGCCTGAAGCGGTTGCGCCGCTCTTGCCGCACCTTGCGCCCGGTAGCGGAGCCGTGAGATGCAAATAGGTAACGGAACCCTTCACCTCGGCGATTGCCTCGACGTGATGCGCGCTATGCCGTCCGAGTCGGTCGATCTAATCGCATCGGACCCGCCTTATCGCGTCATATCGGGCGGCACAAAATCGACGCTCGCCGCCGGATGGCGAACCTCGGTGCTCGCGAAAAACGATGGCAAGATTTTCACTCATAACAACATCACCTTTGCCGATTATCTGCCCGAGTTTTACCGGCTGTTGAAGCCCGGCTCGCACCTCTATTTGATGACGAACAATCTCAACCTGAAGGATGCGCTAATCGAAATCGAACGCGTGGGCTTCCATTTCCACAACTTGCTGCGGTGGGACAAAAACAACAAAACAGCCAACCGCTGGTATATGAAGGATTGCGAGTATACGATTTTCGCGGCCAAGCGGCCCGTCAAATCAATCACCCATATGGGCAGCAAGCAGGGGTTCGCCTTCGATAACCCCCGCGACAAGCGGCACCCAACCGAGAAACCCGTCGAGTTGATGGAGCATTACATCCTAAACAGTAGCGCGCCCGGCGACGTGGTTCTTGACCCTTTCGTGGGTTGCGGCACAACCGCCCTTGCTGCGGAGCGCACGGGGCGCAGATGGATTGCGATCGAACAGGACGAGGAATATTTCAACACGGCGCTGGGGCGTCTCTATCTTGACACAACCGTCACACCCCGCTACACCCGCGAACCATGAACGCTAAAAACCGCATCCTCAATAGCGCAATCCTGCTCGCGAAGCAGTATGGTTGGCGCAATCTGAAGCGCGACGTTGTGGCGAAGGAAGCCGGCAGCGCGACCGGCTCAGTCAACCACTATTTCGGCACGATGGAAGACCTGCGCTCCGAGGTGATGCGTATCGCCGTCGAGCGCCGTATCGCGCCGATCGTGCTGGAGGGTTTGGCGGCTAAGCACCCGGTGGCTTTGACCGCGGATCATGATCTTCGGGCTGAGGTGTTGCTGTCGCTATAGAGTTCCCGTCGAGCGTTTTGTGAGTGCCTCACCGGAGGACGGCGCGCAGGGAAAGAGCGGGACGACCGTTGCTCTGATTCGGTCGAGGTGCGGCACCACACGCCGCCGACAGTCGGAAAGACGATGCTGGCGTAGCGCTGCGCTAGTTGGGGGTGGGCCGCCTCGCTGGATCGCTTTAGGGCATCAGCGACATAGCCGCGATCCCCGCCAGTTTATAGACCCCGCCGGCCTCTCGATGTGAACGGTCCGCGCAACCTAGTAGTGAAGCACACTGTGCGGGGTCAACATATGAAGCGGCCCTCGTCCGTATATCCCTTCGGCTTTACCCGCAGCGCCGCCACTCGGTCGACGAAGCCGGCTCGGCTCTTCAGCCGCAATATCGTCCCGACCTGAAGCCACTTACCGAGCTTGCGTTCCAGATAGCCCCAAGCGACAATCTCGCCCACCTTAAAGCCCGCGTCGACATAGGCCACCCAAGCATCCGCTTCGTCCGTCGGCCATAGCCCGACCTGAATCTGCAACTCGCCATGACCGATCGAGAAGGCCGAAGCGATTGCCGGGATACCGTTAATCTCGAAACGATAGATGGCGTATTTACCTTCCCAGTGATTCTCGTCCTCGCCTAATCCGAACAGCCCTTGCTCGATCCCGGAATTGATCGCAGCGACCATCATGTTGCGCCATGCGGCTTTACGTTTGCTCACTTGCCTGCCTCCTTCAAAGGCACCACGTTGTCGGGTGCGTCGGTGCCGAGCGCGTTGGCCGCGGCGATTGTGTCGAGGGTGATTTCGTTATCCCATGATCCCCGCCAATATTTCGTAACGCGTTGGCCGCGGTCGCGCAGTTGGCGCTTTTCAAACCCAAGCCGTTTCATCGCGTCGCCCATCTTGCTCTGCGCGCCATGCCGGCGTTCGATAGGAACAGCCAGTATCGCCCAGACCACGCTGGGGTCTATCTGTCCCGTGAGGCCGCCCAGCTTGTCCGCGAGCACGTCGGCATATGGGTCTTCAACCATGCGCTTCATCTGTTCCTCTGCCGCGACAGCCCAGAGTTCCTCGGGGAGTCGGATGCTTTCGCCGCCCATCTCCCGCAAGGCCGCTTCGGCCCATAGCTGATCGCGGTTCGCCTCGAGCCACGCCACGTCGGCGGGCTTCGTGCATTTAACCGGCAGGAACCGACGGTTGCCGGTAGGGTCGCGCAGATATTGTTCGGAGTTGGTCGTGCCTGCGCTGACGATGTGGCGGGGCATATCCTCGCTGTTGCGGCCATAGGCCGGGCGCGCGCGGTCGGTACGGCGGGACAGAACGGTTTTGACGTGCTCAATCTCGCTGACGTTCATTCGGCTCAGTTCGGGGGCTTCGATAATCCACCGCCCTTTGAACGTCTCCATCGCCTCTTTGATCGACATGCCGACCTGAAACGTATCGCTGAACCAATTCTCATCGGGCGACAGGGCCGCGATAAGCGACGATTTGAAATACCCCTGCGGCCCCTCAAGCACCAGAATCTCGTCGAACTTGCAGCCGGGCTCGCGGATGCGCTTAACCGCGGCAACCGAAAAAATGCGGCTCACGGCTCGGGTATACGGCGTGTCTGGTGCGCCGACCGTTCGAATGAGCCACGTCTCGCAGCGGTTTTCCCCATCCCATTGCGGCTGCACCGCTTCGATATATTCGCGCACCGGGTGAAAGCGATTGCGGTAGGCCATGTCTCGGATGACGTCGCCGAAGAATAGCTTATTGATCTTGAGGGACGTCACGGCGCAAATGTTCAGCCATAGCCGGCGTTCGGTGTTATCGGTGATCGGCTTCCCGTTCAACAGCACAACGTCCGAAAACTCGTCGTACTGCAGGCTGTCGCTATAGCTGCGCACCATCATCTCGATAAAGAGGTGGTTGCCTTTGTCCGCGACTGAAGCGGTCGGCCCTAAGTCGTCGTTCGCGTGGCCGGGGCGAGGGGGCGGTGGGATTATCATCGGCGCGGCGCGGTCCGACACGTTGCCGCTGGCGTACACGCTGCTCGTTAGCCCGCACGCGCCCATGATCGTGTCGGCGAGCCAGTCGGGGCGGTCGTCCCACTTTTCGCGCGCTAGACCGCTTTGTCGCATGAGGCGCTCGATACGGGCACAATCCTTGCCGGTCCAGAAAGCCAGGCGCGCGGCAAGCGAGGAGTCGGCCGACGAACCATCCCAGGGCTTCCCCGTCTCGCTGGGCCATTTGCGCGCTAGAGCGGTCTCGTCGGCTTCCCATAATTGCTTGAACGAAACGCCCGTTCCGAGGATGACATCGGCGCCCCCCTTCGACGCGAGCGCCCGCTTGATGAGCTCGTCATCGTCGACCGGGCCGCACCATTCGGGCACCGGCTCCTCGGTCCAAGATGTCCAGTCGCGCTTATTCGGGTTTGGTTTGAAATAGGTATCGACCAGCGGGGCGAGTGCGGGGGTTAGATCGCACATCACGTCGCCCCCGACCGCGTTAAACGTTAGGGCGATGAAGCGGGCCTCGGTATAGAACTCCAGACCGAGCGGGACATTCTTGCAGGAGTGTTCGGGCGCGACGCCGCAGCCAACGATGTGTAGCCCGTCGTTCCCTGAAGATATTTCAAAGGCGGCGCCCTCAAGACGCTTGGACACATCGCGGGCCGTCGCGCTCCACCCGTCCGAAGTGAGGCAATGATCGGCGTCGGCAAACCAGAAGGGGTCGTCGCGGCAAAGCACGAAGCCCACGCCGTCGGCCTTGTGGCGCAAGCAAGCGGCGTATGCGGCTTCATAGCTGAGCCACTGCTTGCGGTCATGGGCGTTGCATGTGAGGCCGGAATGGGGGCTCGTCGGGCGCTTGGCCCATTTGTTCTCGCGGCCGTCCCATACGCGGCGGTATAGGATGAATTGGGGGTATTTGTTCCAACCAGAGAATGCGGCGGGGAGGTTGCAATGCCCGTTCATAGGCACTATAGAATTGGTCATCATGCGGCTCCGCTACAGTCGTCGTGATAGGGCGGGTCGAGTGGCCGTCCACCACTCCCCGCCCGCCTTTACTAGACCCCTCACCCGGCTAAATCAAGACCGTTCAAGACGCCCTCGCCTAGCCCGAGCGATGAGAAGCGCAGGACCGTCGGCGCGCCCGCCAAAGCCTCGCAAGCGGTCCGCAACGTGACGCATTCGTCATAGGGGGCCGGGCCGTATAGAACGACGGACTCTTTCCAGTCGTCTGGGTTGGTCATTACATACATTTTTGAACCGTCGGGTTTGCCTTTGCAGATGACGAAACAGGCCCCGTCGAGACCCTTCTGAACGCCGATCGTGCCGCCCTGCCGGCAAGCGGCAATTCGGACGTTATGGAGGTTGGCATCGGGCAATTTGACCGAGTCACCGGGGCGCATATGCTTGAATGGATATTTGCTCATAAAATTATAGTAATTTATCGCCGAGGGGTCGTCAAGCGCGGTAATTTCCGGTTTACGTAAAATCAATGACTTAGCTGTGGGGTGTCAGTCACGTCAGTCACCTAACCGCCCCCCCAACATTTACCATTTTGTATACATCCCCAACCCCTTCTTAGAGTGTATATACGATATGTCTTTTAATCTCCATATAGCTGACTGACTGACTGACATTGTTGAATTAAAACACTTTTTTGGCGTCAGTCACCCTGTCAGTCACTTGGGGGTGGATGACGGCCTTGACCAACCCGCCAAAAACCCCCATAAACGTGGCCATGACCGTGCTCAAAAATATCAGGCATGAAAAATTCGCGCAGCTTGTGGCGAGCGGAAAGCCGTCGAGCGTGAGTTACGGTATAGCCCAGCGTGGCGATGGATCGGCCGTAACGGAGAGCGATCGGGTCGGAGCGGCCAAGTGGCTACGCATCGCAAGCGTGGCCGATCGGATCAAAGAGCTTCGCGAGGCTGTATCGGAAAAAGCCGAGTGGACGATCGCCGACGCGATAACCGAGTTCCTCCAAATCGCCAGCGCCGACGTGAACGAATTGATCGGCACCCGTATCGGCGCGTGTCGCTTTTGCCATGGCGATAATCACCTCTACCAATGGAAGGAGCGCGAGTTCCTCGAGGCGTGCCAGCGTGCCGAGGCGGCCGATCCACCCGAACCGCTGCCCGACATCGCCGGGGGCTTCGGTTACCGCCGCACCGCAGCGCCCCACCCGTCGTGCCCCGAGTGCGAGGGGGAGGGTGTGATGCGCGTCGTGCCGCAAGACAGCCGCAACCTATCGCCGGCCGCAAAGATGATCTACGAAGGCGTGAAGAAAACGCGCGATGGGTTCGAAATCAAGATCGCCGACCGCCATAAGGCGCGTGAGAACGCGGCGCGCATCCTCGGCGCCTTTGTCGACCGTAAGGAAGTGAGCGGCCCCGGCGGCGCGCCCATCCAGCATGAGGTGCCCAGCCTGGAGCAATTGATTGATGAAGCCCGACGACTTGGAATCCCGACAGAGGTTTTTAGCGGCCTTGGTAGCCCATCGCCGAGCGGAGGCGCTGGCACCTAGCGGCCCGCTGCTCGACTTCGCGCGCTACTATTTCCCGCTTCGCGAGGGCATGGACTTCATCACCGGCCCGCACCACCACGTCATCGGCGCAACGCTCGACAAGGTGCTGGCGGGGTCCATTTCGCGCCTCATCATCACCATGCCGCCCGGCTATACCAAGACCGAGGCCGCGGTCGTTGCGTTCATTGCAAAAGGCTTCTCGGTCAACCCCCGCGCTCGCTTCATCCATGCGACTTTTAGCGACGATCTAGCGCGTGAGAACTCCGACAAGGTGAAGGGGCTGATCGCGCTGCCGGAATATCAGCGCGCTAAGCCCGTAACGATACGATCGGATAGCAGCGCCAAGGATCGGTGGAAGACGAGCGAGGGCGGCGGGTTGCTGGCTAAAGCGGCGGGCGGCCCGATCACCGGCTTCCGCGCGGGCTACATGGACAAGACGCGCTTTACCGGCGCGCTCATCGTGGACGACCCGCTCAAGCCCGACGATGCGTTCAGCCCAGCCAAGCGCCTTAATGTCAACCGCCGCGCCACTAACACGTTCCGTTCGCGCCTGGCGCATGACGGGGTGCCAATCGTGGTCATTATGCAGCGTCTTCACGATGACGACTTCGTGGGCCATCTGCTCAAGGGCGGCACGGGCGAGAAGTGGCACCATCTCGACCTGCCGGTACTGATCGACCGCAGCGCCGAATACCCCCGCGAATGGACGCACGGCATCCCGGTCGAGCATGACCTGCCAGACGGCCCACTTTGGGCGGAGAAGCACTCGCTAGACGAGATTGAGGTGCTGAAGGCGGATGCCTATACCTACGCCTCGCAATACGCCCAGCGGCCCGTCAGCGTCGAGGGTGCGCTGTTCGACATGGACGGCTTTCGCGAGTGGCATGAACTCCCGCCGATCGAATACACGTGCATCTATGCCGATACAGCCCAAAAGACCGGCGAGCGCAACGACTTCAGCGTTATCCAGCTATGGGGCAAAGCGGCGCAAGGCGTGTATCTCATCGACCAGGTGCGCGGTAAGTGGGAGGCGCCCGAACTGGAGAGCACCGCGATTGCTTTCTGGCTGAAGCATCGCGACGAATGGCGACCGCGCGGCATGAAGGTCGAGGACAAGGTGAGCGGCACCGGCCTCATCCAGACGCTTCGCCGCAAGAACATCCCCGTGTCGGGCATCGAGCGCCATCGCGATAAATTCATGCGCGGGATGGACACCGCGCCATGGATCGCAAGCGGCATGGTGTGGCTCCCCGCCGACGCGCCATGGGTCGCAACGCTGCGCCACGAACTGCAGGTGTTCGACGGACTTGGCGGCGCGCACGACGATCAGGTCGACCCGTTGATGGACGCCGTGGCCGAGATGATGGGCGGAACGTCATACACCCTAGCCGGCTGGTAAACGCTTGACGCCTCCGTCATCCGGCGCTATCGTGCGGGTTTGAAGGAGATGATGATATGACCACACCCGTAACGCAGGCCGACCGGGACTTGGCGAATTCGCTTCTCGCAGTCGCAGGGCCAGTTTCTGACGACATTCGAGAGGCCGCCGCGCTCGACGTTGCCCGCTATCGCGTCCGTTCCAGCAGCACGGCAAGCAGCGTGGACGTCGATCCCTCAAAAATGTCGGTCGAGATGGCCGAGCTTTTCGGGCTGGTTTGCAAACTGTCGCGGCTGCGCACCGAACACGACGACGCCCTTCGCTCCAATACCGGACATTTGGAAGCCATCGAGCAGGCCGCCAACAAGGTCGATCAAATCGTCGATGCGATCCCCGAGCTTAAGGCTGTGTTCGCGAAGGTCCACGAACGCGAGCGCCAAATGCGCGCAGCCCTCGCCAATACCCCAGCGGCAAGAAGCGTGGGGGCGGGCGAAGCACTTCGCCTGCTCGATAATGTCGGCGGGTTTCTGGATGACTTCGCGCAGGCCGATCTGGACGAAGGCGCCGCCGATGCTGTGACGGTCGGCATGGTTTACCAGCAACAGGCGCAGACTGTCGTGTTGCCCCGCATCCGCGCAGCCCTCCCTTCCCATAAAGGAGCTGGTGAATGATCGCCCGCATCCAGGTCATAGGCGACGAAGTGTGGGCCGACGGCTACCGCGTCGCAACGCAGGAGCCGCACCGATGATAGACCAAGCACGCGAATGGTTGGAGCGCTTGCACGCGAGCAACGCCCCCGAGGCCGATATGGCGCTCGATTTGTTGGGTCGTCTCCGCGAAGCCGAGGAATACGACGCCGGGACCGACGCGTTGCAACAGGCGCACGACGATCTAGAGGCGAAGCTTGCCGCTTGCGAACAGGCGATTTTCGACACGGACGGGAAGTGGGTTCCGAATGGTCTTGAGCCGGACGACCCAGAGCACGCGATCGTTGCGCTGTCCGACGCGTGCAACGACCTCTGCGAAGCCCTAGGCGCCGACGGACCCGAGGAAGCGATTGCAATGGCGCGCACGTTGCGGGAGGCGTTTGAGTGAGCGCCCCAGTAACCCCGGACCAATTGGCGGTGCTCGTCGATGAATTGCTTGCGGCGGGTCCGCGTTTAGCTAAGATGACGGCCGCGCTCCAGACCCGATTGGAGCACGTTAAGAACTTGCTCAATATCGCGAGGAATCTCCGGGCCGCAGGGGAGGCTAGGATGGCAGAATTTTGGGAAGCAGAAGCGACCGCGGTTTTCGCTAGACTCAACTTGAACCGCTTGCTTAATGCGACGACCCAGACCAAGCAGGGCTCGATGCACGCGATGCGGAATTTGATGACCGATGGAATGCGAGGATGAACCCGTGAGTGAATGGCGCAGTATCGAGAGCGACCCACCCAGGCATAACCGAGCGGTGTTGCTGGCGTGGCAGGATTGGAGGGATGGCCGGTGGCTGATGGTCGTTGATGCTTATAGCACGGGGGAGCGAAGGGGGCAGTGGAGTTCCGTGTCATATCACGGGTCCGCCACCCATTGGATGCCCTTGCCGGACGCGCCACCTTGCTAACCGCCCCCCACCCCGCTACAGTGCCGCCCCATGCGCGCAACCGATGACCTGATGAACGTAATATCCGGCCTCGGAACGGGCCGCGATAAAAACGTCTACAACACCTACGCCGTTCGGCAAGTCACCAGCCACGAGGTGAACAACGCGTATCGCTCCAGCGGTTTGACGCGCAAGGTGCACGACATCTATCCGCTCGAAATGACGCGGGCGGGCCGCGATTGGCAGACGAAGGGCGACGAACTCGATGCGCTCTATGCGGAAGAGACGCGCCTGAAGGTGTGGCCCAAGCTGCGCCTCCTCGCACAGCGCGCGCGGCTCTATGGGGGCGGCGCATTGCTGCTCGGCATCAACCGCGGCGCGCCGTCCGACCCGATCACACCCGAAACGATGCGACCGGGCGACCTGTCGTTCATCCACGTGCTCAGCCCCGACCAGTTGCGCGTCGAAGCGATCGACCGCGACCCGACGAGCCCCTTCTATGGCGAACCCGAATATTATCGCCTGACCGACAGCATGAGCACGCTGGTCGATCCATCGCGCGTTATCCCGCTCATCGGCCAGGCACTCCCCGACCCGCTAACCGAGGGGCGCTTCTGGGGCGACCCACTCCTTACGTCGCTGTGGGGCGCGCTGAGCAACTCCGACCTCGTGCACCAGACCGTCGCGGCGCTGCTGCCCGAGATCAAGGCCGACACGATCAGCATCCCCGGCTTGGGCCAGTTGCTCCTCTCGTGCGAGGGCGAGTCGCAAGTCACCAAGCGTATCGCTGCGGCGAGCCTGATGCAGTCGATGTTTAACGTTCGGCTGCTCGACGGCGGCGATGGCAGCTCGCAGAACCCCGGCGATAAGTGGGAGACGCGCCAGCTTAACGTGTCGGGCTACCCCGAACTCATGGAAGCGTTCATCGCCCGCGTGGCGGCCGAGACGGACATTCCCGTCACGCGGTTGGCCGGCGTCGCACCGGGCGGGCTCAACGCGAGCGGCGATAGCGAACAGCGTGACTTCGAGAAAGCGGTCAACTCGCGGCAAGAGATCGAGTTGCGCCCCGTGCTCGATCGGCTCGACCCGTTTATTGCGGCGAACGTCGGGCAGAGCGGGGTGCCGTACTTTAGCTTCGCGCCGTTGTCGCAGCTTAGCGAGACGGAACGCTGGGACATTGAGAAGAAGCGCGCCGATACATTCATGATATACGTTAACAGCGGCGCGTTCGACGTGGACGACCTCGCCGCTTCGGCACGCGTTGCCATGGCCGAGTCGGATATGTGGCCGGGGCTTGAGCCTGAAGCGGATGAGGAAGAGTTCGTTGAGCCCGATGCGGATGAGGTGTTGGGCGTGCCGCCTGTTACGCCCCCTGCGGTCGGCGAATAGCGGGCAGTTCCGCCATAAGCGCCCATCGCGCGGCTTCCAAATCCTTGAACGTCTCGGAGCACATATATTCGTGGTAGGCGCGATATGCCTCGCCGAATTGCTCCAGCAAAGCGTCAATGCGTTCCTCTTCGGTCATGCGACCGCCGCCTCGATAGCGCCGCGCGGGTCGTTCAGATAGTTGCGAAGGTCGATGCTGCGGATGACGTGGTTCCAGCCGTCGATTGATTCCAACCAGCGACCCGATTCGTCCATAACGAGCGATGCGGTTGCGCGGCCGAACGTGCCGCCCGTCGGGATCGACTTGGTGAAACGATAATCCGCGCCGGCACGATCCCAACCGTCGTTTTCGAGCGTCTCGATGAGTTGGTCCATGATGTGCATCTCTATATCTCCGTTGCTGTGCCCCCACTCTAGCAACATTGACGCCCCCGTCAATAGCTAATTT